ACTTTGGTGTAACTGCTTCATTAACTGCCAGCATCAATAATGTGACAGGTTCAACAACTATGTCAATATTAATACCTGAAGCTGGAGTTTCAACCGTAAATAGATATTTTAACCCAACTACTACGAATGTAGCATTTACTGCTTCGTTTGTAGCAACAACTGATTCTCCTTATACCATAACTGGAAGTGTAGAATACAACAAAGGTAATCTATCAGTAGCAGATATAAACTATAGAGCATTACAAACTTCAACAACACAAGATTTAGAAGGAAACGGAACTAACTTAAATGGTCCAACCTCTTCTTTCTCATTAAGAAAAGATATTGCACAAAAAGTTCTGATACCTCAGGTAAGTGGAGCTGCAAGTGTAGGTTCTTATAATAACGAAAACTCATTTAATCAAACTGCAAGTTTATCACAAAATGTGAATAACACAACAGGTTCGGTAACAATGAGTATAGTAGTGCCTGAATCAGGCATTAACGTAACTCAAAGTTGGTTTAATCCAACTACAACTACTGCAGCATTAACATCTTCTTTTGTAGCTCAAACTATTACTGGAAGTTATAATGTGACAGCAAGTGTAATAAACAATAAAGGAAACGAATCAAACTCTGATATCAATTGGTTGATAAGTTCATCGGTAGCACCTACTACACCATTTACTGCAAGTGCATCATTCAGAATTGAAAAGGATGTATCTTACAATAGAGTGGTATTAGCAGAAGTTCCAAATGCAGGAACTGCATCGATATCTTCATCATTCCAAAACCAATGGGCGTTTAATATGACAGCATCTTTAAGTGCTTCATTCGTTCCATACTATTCAGGTTCTGATAGTTCTTCATATACATACCAAGTAACATCATTGAGAATACCTCAAACAAATGCTAACACTTGGTCTTATGATACGGCATCACTTTTAACTGCATCATTCACCGCTCAAACGGATATTGAAGCTTACGGAATAACTGCAAGTGTATTAAGATATACAAATCAATTAATCGATTTTGCATTAATTGGTGGTGGTGGAGGTAGCTCTGCAGGAAATGTAATAGGTGAAGGTAGATTTTTTAGAGCATATCCAGGCGCTGGTGCAGGAGCAGGAGCAGTATTAACAGGTTCAATTAACATATTACAAAATTATAACTATCAAGTTGTAGTTGGTAATGGAGGAGCAGTTGGAACTCGTTTTGAAGGATTCCCAGCTACTAATGGAGAAACTTCTTCATTAATAGGACAAGTTGTTCCATATCCAAATTTAGATCCATACGCAGCACCTACATTAGAATATATTACAGCACCAGGTGGTGGAGCAGGTGGTAACTATTACAACCAATCACAAAGTGGAGGTTCAGGCGCAGGTAAAGCAAAAGAATCTATAGGAGCTCCAACATCAGCTAGTATAATAGAATTAGGAACTATGACGGCATCGTTATTAAATCCTAATTTAACTGGAACTGCAGGTTCATCTTCACCATTATGTGGTAATGGTGTCTTTGGTGGTTCAGGTAATGGTGGTGGTAAAGAAACATCAATTAGTTGGTTAACCATTAATGGTGGACTAGTTGGTGGTGGAGGTAAAAGAGGTGGTACAGCAGTTGGTAGCTTTCAAGAGTGTGACCCGGGAGCAGGAAATGCTTACGGAGGCGGTGGAGCTCAGGGATGGATTCCAGATGGTTCTCCACAAGGACCAGCTATTGGTTTTGTAAGACCTCCAATCAATGGAACAGGTGGTGGAGCAGGTGGTGGTAGCTTGGCAAGATTTAATGATAATAATTTTAGTTCAGGTTCACAAGGTGGTTCTGGTTCATTTAGTATCAGATACTTAGGTGCACCAAAAGCAACAGGTGGAGCAGTAACATCAAGCGGAGAATATACCGTTCACACATTCTTAAGATCACAGGATTTAATTTGGAATAACCAATTACCAACTAGTATGAGTATTGATTACTTATTAGTAGCAGGTGGTGGTGGAACTGGTAGAAATGCTTCAGGTGGAGCAGGTGGTGGTGGTATTATAAGTGGTAGCTTAATAGCCGTTAATAGAACACCATTAACAATCGTAGTAGGAGCGGGTGGTGCTAGCACAGGAACACCAGCAGCAACCTTTGGAGCAGTTGGTAATCCATCTCAGATTAGTAATTTAACTTATTTTACAAGTAGTGTTAATAATATTATTGGCGGTGGTAATTCGCCAGGCGCAGATGAAGGTTCAGGTCCATCAAACGATGGAGCTTATGGTGGAGGTGGAAAATATAATTCATTTGCAGGTGGAATAGGTGTATTAGGATTCAATGGTGGTTCAGGTTCATTTATAGCACAAAATAATAACCCTCCTGGTGCTCCAATACAAATTCAATACTTAGGTGGAGGTGGAGGTGCTGGTGCCGGACAAAATGGTGCTAATGCTTACACAGGTAGTGCAGAAGCATTCCAATATTGGACTGCAGGGTTAACAACAGGTTCTGAAGGTGGTAATGGTTTACTTACTAACTTTAGTGGAAGTGCTTACTTCTCTGGAGGTGGTGGAGGTTGCCGTTCATTAAATGGATCTCAAAATGTTGCGGCACCTGGTGGATTAGGTGGTGGTGGTAATGGTGGAAGTGGAACTGACCAATTTAATAGCAATCCTCCTACATCAGGAGAAGCTAACACCGGAGGTGGTGGAGGTGGAGCATATTGGGGTGGTGTTTCTAATCAGCAACCATTAGGAGCAGTAGGTGCTAATGGTGGTAGTGGTATTGCATTAATTAAATACGCTGGAGCACCAGTTGCAACAGGTGGTATTGTTCAATACGATGGTGTTAACACTATTCACCGATTTGAATCATCAGGATTATTTGAATTTATACAATAATATAAAGAATATGGCACACTTTGCACAAATAGACAACGATAATAAAGTAACCCAAGTATTGGTAGTAGATAACTCTCAAGAACATAGAGGTGAAGCATTCTTAGCAGGAGATTTGAGATTGGGTGGTAGATGGATACAAACTTCTTATAATCATAACTTCAGAAAACAATTCGCAGGAGTTGGATTCACTTATGATGAAGAGGGTGATGTATTCGTAACGCCACAACCATACCCAAGTTGGACATTGGATGCGAATTTTGATTGGCAACCACCAGTTGAAGTACCTGAAGATGGATTATGGAATTGGGATGAATCTACATTAAATTGGGTAGCATTATAAAAAAAATTACAATAAAATAAAAACCAATTGTTAAATTAAAAACAAAGAATATTATGAATTCAAAAAACGTATTAGATAAAATCATTACAATGTTATCTTTTGAAAAGAAAGAAGATGCAGTTGAAATGACATACGCTAAATTAGCCGATGGAACTATAGTAGAATCTCCTACATTTGATGTGGGTGAAGCTTTAGATATAGTATCTGAAGATGGAACTAAATCTCCAGCTCCTAATGGAACTCACGAGTTAGCATTAAGAGATTCTGAAGGTAGAGATGTTCTTATCAAAGTTGTAACTGAAGAAGGTAAAATCGTTGAAAGAGAAAACGTAGAATTACCTGCAGCAGAAGAAGCTGAAGTTGAATCAGAAATGAAGGATGAGGTTAAAATGGAAGATGAAACCGTTGAACCAATTACTGAAGATACTGATAAACCAACTGAAGAAGTAGATATGAAAAAGGTAATGGAAGAAATGTCTTATCGTATTGAAGAGTTGGAAAAGAAGATGGAAGAAATGGGTAAGTATAAAATGGAAGAGAAAGAAGAAACTGAAAAAGTTGAACCTATCTCAGAAATGAGCCTTCCTAAATTAGATGGAGCTCCTATCGAAGATTCTCCAGCACAAAGAGTAAATAAATTCGGTAAGAAAGTGCAGAACTCTCAATCAGCATTCTTATCTAGATTATATAAATAAAATTATTAACAACAAATTTTTCAAAAAATGAGAAAACAACAAAATTTCACTCAACCGTCAGTTACTTCAACGTACGCGGGTGAGTTCGCTGGGAAATACATCGCAGCATCGTTGTTATCAGCTAAAACTTTGGACAACAAGTATATCACAATCATGCCGAATGTGAAATACAAAAGTGTTATCCAAAAGATTGCAGTAGATAGCATCGTAAACAACGCATCATGTGATTTCGTAACTTCAGGTACTGTAGCTCTTACTGAAAGAGTATTAGAACCAAAAGAATTACAAGTTAACTTAGAATTGTGTAAGCAAGAATTCGTAGACAGCTGGGAATCTTTACAATTAGGATACTCTGCATTCGATGAAATCCCTGCTAACTTCACGGATTTCTTAATCAGCTATGTGGGCGGGAAAGTTGCCGAGGCAACTGAAATCTCTATTTGGCAAGGAACTGCAGCAACTAACGGACAATTCGCAGGTTTATTACCAGCTTTATCAGCATCTGCAGCAGCAGGTGGTGCAGACGCAGTAATCAAATCAGCACAATCTGGTTCAATTACTTCTGCAAACGTATTAACTAAGTTAGATGGTTTAGTAAACGCTATCCCTGAGGAGGTTTACGGAAAAGAAGATTTAGTTATCTACGTTCCAACAAACGTATCTAAAGCTTACCAACAAGCTCTTTCTGGTCAAGGTTCTATCAACGGATACTTGAATCAAATGAACGTTGGTGAGAAACCAATGAACTTCAATGGTATCGATATCGTATGGTGTCCAGGTATGACTACTTCTTACATGGTAGCAGCTCAAAAATCTAACTTATACTTCGGTACTGGTTTGATGAGTGATTACAATGAAGTTAAGGTGTTAGACATGGCTGACTTAGACGGTTCGCAGAATTTTCGCGTGATAATGCGTTACACGGCATCGACTCAGTTCGGAATCGGACAAGATATCGCTATCCACATACCAAACTAATTGAAAATAATTGAGTAAGGAATAGGGAGGTTAACCATACCTCCCTTTACTCTAATACTTTCAGAATTAACCAAATAACAAAAAATAAAATAATAAAACTATGAGCTGTAATTTAAGCGCAGGCCGTAATGAGGTCTGCAAGGATAGCATAGGTGGTATTGCAGGAGTTTATTTTGTGAACTTTACCGGTTCTTTATCAAATGTAACCAATGGTGAATCTGATGCGTTAGTGGAAACATTACCAGCAGGTTTAACTGCATATTACTATGAGTTAAAAGGCAACTCATCATATACAGAAAATGTTAACTCTTCTAGAGATAATGGAACTACATTCTTTTCACAAGAATTGGTTCTTAACTTAAAGAAGTTAACAAATGAGATGACAACTCAGTTGAAATTAATGGCATGGGGTAGACCTCAAATCTTTGTTCATACTTTAAATGGTGATACATTATTAGTAGGACAAAGAGAAGGTGCAGATTTAACTGCAGGAACTATCCAAACGGGAGCAGCAATCGGTGACCTTTATGGTTACTCTGCAACTTTCACTGGACAAGAACCTTTCCCAGCAGCATTCATTTCTGGTTCAACTTTCCAAAATCCATTTGGCGCGGTAACAAACCCACCAACGATTGTAAGTGGAACTAACTCTTAATCAGTATAGATGAAGATATTAAAGGGGGAACTTAGTTCTCCCTTTTTTTATGCTACTACTTTTCGGTTTACGATTGTTAAATTACAAGATAAATCATACATAATACGAGATAATGATAACCTATTACATATCTGGAAGCAACATAGTTGATATAAGAATCAAACCTAAATGCAGTGGAAGCTTACTTTGGAGATTACAAAATATGAGTTCTCTTCAAAACACTACTGCTTCAATAGTAAATTACGAATACGATAATTACCAATCACTCCTAACATTCACTGCATCAGTAAATAATCCTAATATAGGAGACCAATATAGAGCAGAGATTGTTAATAACGGAACGGATGTAGTTTGGAATGGTTCGGTGCAAGTGTTCTCTTCACAATCAATTGATAAAGTAAACTATGTTAACCAAATACCATTGGAAGATTTATATGTTTCTAACCTATCAGATAACGAATATATAATTTTAGATTAATATGAAAATAAAACAAAACTTTTCCATTTTTAACATGGCACAACAGGATGTTCCTGTAGTTACGGAAGATACTAAAACCCGTTATACTTGGGTGCCTGTTGGTATAAATGGACATGATGATTTCTTCCAAGCAATCACGGAAGGATACAATAGTTCTACAACCAATGCAGCTTCTATAGAAGGTATAGCAGATATGATATTTGGTAAAGGTATCTTTAGTAAGAATACCGCATTTCAAACTAACTTAGATATCATATTACCTCAGGAAGAAATTAAAAGAGTTTCCTTTGATATTAAACTATATGGTAACTCTGCTTTCCAAGTTTATTGGAATGATGAGCA